TAACTAAAGAATATGTAAGAGAGAAAAAATTAGAAGCAGATAATAAGGCAACATTAATTTTATCAGATTTATATGTTAATCAACCTAATGGAATTAAAGGATTGTATACACTTCAAAGTGAAACAGGAGCAAATGGTAGTCCAACAGATGCAGCTAATTTTTTTGATGATGGTGTAAATAAATTATGGAATTATGCACAAAATACTAAAGTTGGAGAATTAGATAATTTTACTAAAAAAGCATTAGAAAAAAAATTTTATGCCACTGCAGGTATATTTAAAACAAAAGCATTATTAGATTCAAGAAATACACAATTTCAAGATACTAAAAAAATAACAGATGATTTTGTAATGAAAGATGCTTTAGCACTAAAAACAAATGGTTTAGATTATTTACCAATTTATGAAACAAATGTTTTGTCAAGAATAAATCAAGACACTACTTTAGATGATGATGCTGTTAAAAAAGAACAAGCAAAGTTATATTTAATATTTGGACAAAATACTTTAGGAGCTTCTCTTGCAGTTTCTAATCCAGAAGTTTTAAAAGAAAATATTGATAAATTAAATTACTTATCTATTGAAGATAAACAAAAATTACTTAATGCTGCAGATGCTCAAATATTAGAAAATAATAAACAATTATTTACTATTAATTTAAACTTAAATGAAGATAGCACTGCAACTAAACTTATTGATGCTTATGAAGGAATTGTTAATGGTACCTTTAATGGTAATATAGAATTAATTAAAAAATGGCAAACTTTACCAGACAATGAAAGAGCAGCTATTGTAGATTTTGCTAAAACTAAAAGAAGAGAAAACACAGCGGAATTAAATAATAGAATAACAGCAGTGTTAAATGAAAATAAACAAAAAGCTGTTAATAATTATCAAAAAATATTTAATGATACAAATTTTTTAGAAACAATAGATTCATTAAAAATAAATGAAGTTTTTGGAGAAACTAGAAATGCTTATGAAATAGATTCAAAAGCTCAAATAATTGAACTATCTACTAAAGTTGGAACTAAAGAATTTAATAATATAAATGATTATTATAAAAATTTTGAAATACAACAAAAAATTTTATCTGGAGAAATAACAGATCATTTAACTAAATTTATTTTACCGGGTGAAAAAGAACCTAAGAGTATCACTGATAGGGTTGGAAGTGGAATATCTAAATCTGAATTTGGTTTTTATATAAATTATTTATTGCCTAATATTAGTAATCCACAATTTATCGTTAATAATAAAAAACTTTACAAAACAATCGAAACATTACAACCTATTATTGAAGGAGATAGTTCTTTAAAATATATAGATACTACTACAGATAATAGATTAAATGAATTTCAATCTCAAATTATTTTAAAATTTAATGATGGAATAAGAAAAGGTATTCCTGTTTCTGAACTGTTAGACAAGACAAATAAAAATTATGTAGCAAAAGGTTTGATAGATATTTATAAAGCAGATAAAGATGCTATAACAAAAATTCTTTCAGAAGCATCTAGTAATTTATCTAAAGAAAAATTAGAAATACCTCCTTATGATCCTAATAAATATGATTCTGTTGATGCTTATTTAAACTCTAGAGAATATTTAGAGTATAAATTTCCCGGAAGAAAAAAATTTAGACTTATGACAGAAGAGGTTGCAAAAGAAACTACTAATGAAGAAGTTGAAGCTAAAATAAAAGAGGTTTTTCCAGACTATGATGAGAACTTTCCAAGTTTAGATTCGGGAATTACATATAAAGGTAAATTTTACGAATTTGATGAAGAGGGTAATCCACCAGAAAGATTTTTAAAAGAATTAGAAAAAGAAAAAAATCTTACAGATGTAAAAGCAAATAAAATAAATTTTTTATTAGATTTTATTTTAAAAGAAAATAAAGATTTAATTAATAATTGGAACAAACATTATCAAACAGATGACACTTTTATTGGTGCTATAAAAGCAAACAATAGATTAAATAAAAAATATACAGTTCCTAATGATGCGTTATCAGCAATATTAAATGCTGCAACAAACTTTGAAAATGATGGTGGTTTTTCTAAAAAAACTTTAATAAAATATTTAAGTCAAATTGGACAAATAGAAAGTCAATATGAAACTAAAATACAAAGAACAGATAAACCTGTAAAAGAAGAAACAAAATTTTTAGCAAGATCATATTGGCAAATAGAAGTTGAAACTGCTAAAGATTTATTAGAAAAATCTGCTCCTATATTTGGTAAAAATTTTGAATCTACTTTTGCTACAAAATATGCAAAAGAAGGAAAAACAGCAAGACAAAGTTTATTAGATTTAAATAATAAAGATTTAGTTAATTTATTAGAAAAAGATGATGCGTTAGCTGCTAATATTGCTGCAGCATTAATAGTAACTAGATTTAACACAGAAACAGCATGACGACTATATCAGAGCAGATAAAAGATTTAACTGCAGCGGGTTTCTCTACAGAAGAAATAAATAAGTGGAGCCAAGATAAAGTTTTAGATATGGTAGGTGCTGGTGTACCACCAGAAAAAATTTCCGAAGCATTTGGTGTTGTACCTTTTGATAGAAAAAATGAAAAAAATTATTGGAAATCCATATCTCAAGAAGTAGAAAATGATATTAAAAAATTTGATGATATTGATTTTTCTAAAATGCAAAGCATTGAAGATATACCTAAAGAAATAAATGCTGCAGAAAGAATAGAAAAATTTTTATTAGGAAGTGATCAAAGGTATCAATTTTTACCTTATGTTGAAAGAGCTTTAGGAAACTCTGGTACTAACAAAATTTTAAAATACCATTCAAATGGTGAATGGGGTTTTGAAGTTGATTTACCAGAACCAGAAGGTACAGGATTTTTAGAAAAACTAACAGAAGGATTTACTGGATTGATTGGAGAACTACCTACATTTATTCCGGGAGCTGCGGTTGGTGGAGTGACAGGTGGACCGGGTGGTGCAGTTATAGGTGGTGGATTAAGTGCAGGTGTTATTCAAGGAATGTACACAGAAGCATTAGAAAAAGGTCAAGTAAAAAACTATGCTGAATGGTGGGATATATTTATGGAAGAAGGTTTAAGTGAAGGAGCTAAAACTGCTGCAAAATTATATGCCGCTTATAAATTACCTTCTGCTTTAGGAGTTACTTCTTTTATACCAAAAACATTAGCTCAATCTAGTGCTTATACTGCAGCAGGAACTGTATTAGGAGATGGCTTACCAACAGCAGAAGATTTTGCTATTACTACTTTATTGTTTGCTCCATTTAATGTTAAAGCATCAAAGAAAAAATTAAATAATGTTTCTGCAAAGACAGGAAAAAAACCAATAGATATTATTGATAATTTAATAAAAGACAGAACTATATGGGAAGATTTAAACTCTACTAATATAAAAATTCCAAGAGCATACAAAGATATTTCAATAAGAGAAAAAGAAACTGTATTAGAATCAATAAACACAAAAGATAAAGCAGATAAAGTTATTGATCAAACAAGAGCAGAGTTAGATAAAAGTATTGCATACGATACAAGACCAAGAACATTTAGTATGAAAGGTTTTATAGATGATTTGTTTTATAATTTTCTAGATCAAAACCATGTTTATAAAAGAGCTGTAAAACAAGCTGAGAAGTTTGGTGTTAAATATGAAAAAGAAATGTCTCCTTATGAGAACTTTCAATTACTACATGGTGTTAAAGGACCAATAGAAAGTTTTATAGAAAAAGGTGCGGTAAATTATAAAACAGGAGAAATTGTTGGACCAGCATTAAAACAAATATTTGTAAAATATAAAATAAATAATTTAGATTTATATAAAGATTTTATTAGATATTCTATTTCTAAAAGAGCTATAGAAAAAAATGCTCAAAAACTTGAAACAGGTGTAAACATACAATCTGCTAAAAAGTTTGTAAAAGAAAATAAACAATTTGAAGCACCATTTAGAGAGGTTGTTAAAACATCTGAATTAGCTTTAAAATATTTATATGATGCCGGAGTTATACCTAAAGAAGTTTATGAAGCAGCACTAAAAGCAAATAAAGATTTTGTTCCTTTTTATAGAGATTTTATTGATGGTTCTGGTAGAGGTAATTTTTCTAAAAATGTTAGAAATCCTTTAAAAATTTTTAAAGGTAGTAAAAGACAAATAGTTGAT